ACATCAAGTAAGCAAAGTGTACATTAACACAGTAAAGTACCCTACAGATGACACAGGAGAGTCTTTATACTATGGTTTTAATGGTAGTGATGCAAGTAATAATCTTAAAATAGATTTATCTCCAGTTCCAAGTTCAGTACAAACTTATTCTTTTGATATTTGTAAGTATCAAGATGCCTTAACAACGGCTTCTAGTGTATTAAAAATACCTTCTCAACCAGTTATATTAGGTGCATGGGCTAGAGCAATAGCAGAAAGAGGTGAAGATGGTGGAACACAATCTAGTTTAGCTGCTCAAGAAGCTAATGAAGCACTTAAACAAGCAATTATGTTAGATAGTGGTAACACTCAATACGAAACAGATTGGTATGTTAACTAATGAGTAAGCCTTTATCATATCAACCCTTAACTAATTTTGGTCTTAACGGATTAAACACACAAAGTAATCCTAATACATTAGACCCTTCCTTCCTTGTTGACGCTGAAAACATAGTTGTTAGAGAGTCTGGAAGAATTTCATTTAGAAAAGGTTTGAAACAAAAAGTAGTTCCTAGTGGTGCAGCTATTGGGTCTATGGTAGAACACACACACGCAGATGGCACAAATAAAATACTTGCTAGTCATGGTACATCTATATACACAGTAGATTTTACTACTCCTCAAGCAGCATTTCCTAGTAGTGGTGCTGATGTTAAAAGGACAGTAGCTAGTTCAACAGGTGATTGGCAGTTTGTAAACTTTAATAATAGATTGCATTGTTTTCACGCAGGTGTTTCACCACAAAGATATGATAGTGCTTTAGGTAATAATGTTAAATGGTCTGCTCATCATAGTTCTGCTACTGCTATTAACCTTGCTGATGCTAGTCAAATAACTGCACCTAACATAGCTTTTGCTAAAACATACAAAATTACAGCACTTGGTAATACTAATTTCTTTTTAGCTGGTTGTGATACCACTCCAGCAGTAGGTGAAATATTTACATCTATAACAACAGGTGCTCTTGCTGGTGATTTATTGTTAAGTCCAGCTAACGAAATGAAAGCAGGTAAGTCATATAAAATTATGGCTTTAGGTGATACTAATTTTAATCTTAATGGTGGTGATTCTAACCCAGCAGTAGGTGAAGTGTTTACAGCAAATGCTATTTTAGGAATTGGTACTGGATTGGTTATAGAAGTAATTACTGGAACAACAGGAACAGTAGTAGAAATTAAAACTAATCCTACTCTTACTACTATAACAGTAGACAGCACAACTGGTTATGCTGCAAGTGGTAAGATACTTATTGATGATGAAGTAATTTCTTATACAGGCAAAACATCAACAACATTTACTGGTTGTGGAAGAGGCTCTAGTGGCACTATTGCTACATATCACGATAACAATGATGTAGTATCTTCTGCCACTAAACCCGAAACTGTTACGGATTTTGACCCTAGTTGTGGTATGGGTGCATACGGAAAACTCTGGTGTGGAGGAATTACGGAAGCCAAAGATGTTTTATATTACTCAGTTTTACTAGATGGTGATGATTGGAATGGTGTTGGTTCTGGTTTTATTGATTTAAAAACTGTATGGGGTGTAGATGACATAGTAGGTATTGCTGCTTTTTATGGTCAATTAGTTATATTTGGTACAAACAACATAGCTATTTATGACAATCCACATTCTGGTGGAACACTTGCACTTAATGAAGTTATTAAAGGAGTAGGTTTAGTAAGCAGAGATACTATACAAGGCATTGGTGATGATTTAGTTTTCTTGTCAAGTACAGGATTAAGGTCATTAGCTAGAACAACTGAAAAAGACAAACTACCATTAATGGATTTAAGTCTTAATATTAAAGATACAATAATAAGAAACATTGGACAAAGTTCAAAAGTTAAAAGTGTGTATGTACAATCAGAAGGAACTTATATTCTTTCTTTTGTTGATTTGAATATAAATTATGTTTTTGATTTTAAACATGCAACTCCTCAAACAACACCAAGAATTACTACTTGGACATTTGATAATGACAGAGAACCTGCTAGTATGATAGACACAGATTTATATAGCGGTTTATTAGTTGGACAAAAAGATGGGAGTATTGCAGGTTATGAAGGATATTTTGATACCGATATGTCTTATGTGTCTAGTGCAATTGTTTTATCTAACAGTTCTTATGCTGCTGATGTATCTAGTACATGGATTCCAATGGGCGAAAGCATGGCAGCTTCTATACTAAAGAAAATTGTATTAGTTTTAGAAGGTGGTTCTGGTGCAACTTTAGGACTTAAATGGTATAAAGATTTTAGTTTAAATCATTCACCAGTAACATTAATTTCTTTAAATCCAACTTCATCTGGTGTAACTGCATTATGGGGAGCAACAACATCTTTGTTTGGTGCTTCTAAATTTACACCAATTTTTGGATTACAAGAATATAGAGCACAATTAACAGGAAGTGCTAAACTTTTAAAATTAAATATTAATATTATATCTAATGGTTTTAGTGCGTCAATTCAAGATTTATCAATCATATCTTTACAGGGGAAAATACGATGAGTAATTATACTATTGCAGTTAATTGGGCTGGGAAAAATGGACTTTCAGACAGTAATGCTGCGAAAGTTATATCTGGCTCAGATTTTAATTCAGAATTTACAACAGTAAGAACAGCAATTAATTCTAAAGCAGATTTAAATGGTAGTTCTACAGAAAATTTTGCAGGAGATGATGTAACAGTAGCAGGAACACTTGCTGTAACTGGAGTGCCAACTATACCTACTGCTTCTGCGGGTACAAATACAACACAAGCAGCTAGTACAGCTTTTGTAACAGCAGCTACCGCAGCAATATCAGCAGCTTTTATAAATAATTTAGTTTATCCAGTAGGTTCTATTTACACTAATATGGCAGTTGCTACAAACCCAGCAACTTTATTAGGTATGGGAACTTGGGTAGCTTACGCAACAGGTAGAGTATTAGTAGGTAAACATTCTAGTGGAACATTTGATGCATTGAATGAAGAACTTGGTGTTGAAACTGTTACATTAACTACTGCTCAAATTCCTTCTCATGCTCACCTTACAGGACTTAGAACCAATGCTAATTCTGGAACTTTGAAATCAATTAATAATGCTCAAGGCCATCCACAGGGTGGAAGTGAAATAACAACTGCTGCTGTAGGTGGCGGAACTGCTCACACAAATTTACAACCATCAGTTACAGTACATATGTGGAAACGCACAGCTTAATAGGAGATAGAAAATGGCTTACGAACAAGGGGCATACAGAAGGACAATGCCAAAAGAAAAAGGTTTTGTTGCACCAAGTAGAAAATATGGTGGAATAATGAATGGCCCAACTAACAGAGGTGGCCGAAGAGGTAGTGGCAAGATAACATTCGGTGGCGGTGGCGGTGGCGGTAATAATAATGCTCGTTACGCACAAGAGGATTATGAAAGACAATTAGCTTTAATGGATAAAGCTGCTGAAATGTCTGCTGGTTATTCTAGTACAGGTACTCTTGGTTCAACAGATATAGATTACGAAAACAAGATGATAACTCAAAATCTGTCGCCAGAGTTACAGGCACAGTATGATAGGTTACTTGCTCGTTCTACAGCATCACAAGATAGGGCTGCACAAATGGGTAGCGACCCATATGAGATGCAACAATATTTATATAATGCAAACATGGAACTTAAAGCACCAGAACAAGAAGCCTTAAGAGATGAAACAATGTCAATGTTAGCTGCAAAAGGAATGTTAGGTTCTACAGGTGGTGCAGGACAATACGCTGGAGTAGAAGAATCTATACAAAGGTCTAATTCTATGGACTTTAATGACGCTCTTATGCAAAGTCAAGGTTTGTTAGACATGGAAAGAGCACGAGGTTCTGGAGATTTATCTACTGCTATGGCTATGGGTGGTGCACAAATACCATTTATAGAAGCAGGAACTAATCAAGGTAGGGCTATAGCAATTGAAAATATTGCAGGAATTAGTGGTGCATCAAGAAATATTGCTAATCAATTAGCAACAGCAGACTATGGTAAAAAGAAAGGTCTTTGGGATATGCTAGGTGGTGGCAAGAAAGGTGGTAGTCTTGGTAGTTTATTTAGTATGTTAGGGTAGGGGGTTTAAATGGCTACTAATATGTTTAAAAATATATATGAGGTTGAAGATGAAATCAACCAGATGATGTCTAAAACTGCTATCAGTTTTGGTCAGCTTGATAGTAATGGATATGGGCCAATGACTGCAAGTACCTATGGACAAGCAGAAATGCAAGGTAGAGCACTTGGTGGCATGTTAGGTGGTATAGACCCTCGTATGAAAGAAGCTGAATTACAAGCAGAATTAATGAAAAGACATCCCGACCCTAGAACTAGAGAAGATTTATTAGCAGTAGCTAAAGACGCAGGTTCTATAGGATTACCAGATATACAAGCACAAATGCTTTCAATAGCAGCAGAAATGCCAACTGAAAAATATGCAAGTAAAGATGAAATTTCAGTTATTGCAAATACCTTAACTTTGACACAAGGTTCAGATATGATGCTAGACAAATATTTGATAGGGTTAAATGGTCAAGAGGCTTTTGATGCACTGAAACCAGCACAAAAAACTTCAGCAAGAAGTGAAGTAAGAGGCCAATTTACTCATATTATTAAAGGTTATGAAGCATGGTTAGGAACACAAAATTTAAAACCATCAGATGTTAATAAATTAATGTTTACAAATGATGGTGAGTTACAAAATTTAACTATGTTTAAAACATATACAAGTAAACTAGCTGGAACTAATCAATTTGCTAAATACATATTTGATAATAATGAAATAATCATAGGTTCTATGAACACTACTAAAAAGACAATTCCTAAAGGCGACCCAGACCCAACAATAGTAGTTCCAGATGAGTCAGTAAATGCAGAATCTCAAGTTACACAAGTAGCAGGAGAGTTAGATGCTGATGGTGAAATAATTACTAAATCAGTATCTTATACAGACTTATCTAAGAATGAGAAAATTGAACTAAATAATAAAGTTAGTGCTGACATTATTAGAAAGTTAAGTGATACATATCGTAGCATGGTAGATTTAGGTCTATTCCCAGATGACGAATTAGGTGGAGAAGATTTACGACAAGAACAACAAGATGATTCACATCAAGCATGGATAGGTGGAACTATGATGGGTAAATTTGGATTTACTCCTATGAGAACTAAAAATGGTGCAGCATATAAACATTTTAAATCTCACCCTAAAGAAAGATTTGAAGAATATTTACTAGACCCAGAAGCATATTATAAAAAATACATTGTTATGAATGATGGTGTAATGAGAGAAGATACTTCAAAAGAAGTTATTGCTTTGTGGGGTTTAAACTAACATGGGTCAAAGATTTGTAGAAGGATTAGGACTGTATACTACAGATGATAATTTGTCTGAAGAAGAAATACAAGCTAACATACAATTCAAAAGAGATACAACTCCTGTGTACGCAGAACAAACTTTTGCTACTGGATTTAACGATACACAATCTATGGTATATAGATGGTGGCAAAAACTTAGTGATGAAGAAAATGAAGCAGGAAGATGGCTAGAAGGCCAAGTAAAAGAATGGGGTCAACATACTGGGTACTATGATTCAATTGCATTAGAGGCTTATTTTACAGAGATAGCTAATGTAAGAGAATTAAATGGTACAGAGATGTCTGATAGACAAGTAAATCGTGAACAAATGGCTGAATTTAAAACAGACATGATGAGTGTTTATGAAAATAACAATGGTGATGTAACAGAAGTACAAAAAAAATACGGATATACTCCAGAAGATATTGGTGTAATAGATGGGATAATGGCTATGATGCAAAATCCTTCTGCTACTGCTGGTGCTTTTACTGGTATGTTAGTTAAAGACCCAGAAATGTTGTTGATTAATTTTTTAAGAATACCTACAATTGTTGCTAGAGGTACAGAATTAGCTAGAAAAACTATTACTGCTGCTACTAGGATGCAACCTAAATATGTTCAGAAATTAGCAAGTGGCATGACAAGTGCAAGAGCAGGTAATATGGTAGGTAGAGGTGTTGAAGGTGCAGCATATGGTGGTGTTTATGAAGCATTACATGACCTTACATTCAAAGGTAAAGTAGACCCTACTAATGTAAAACGAGGTGCGTCATTAGGTTTTTTACTTGGTACAGCATTTGGTGCAATAACTCCAACATCATCTAAAAGTTGGTTTGTAGATAGAGTTGGTTCTAAAAATGCTGAAAAGAAATGGCAAAGTCAAAGACTAAATGATAGAGCAGAACAAGTTAAGTTAAGTGAAAGATGGGAACAAACAAGCAGACCTGCTCCAGAAAGTAAGCCTCTTATATTTGACCCTAAAAAAGTTCCTAAATTTAATCAGCCTAATAAAGATTTTAGACCTACACCAAAACAAGCTATATTGCCAGATGGTTTAACGCATGAAGGAAGATATGACTTTTGGTTAAATGATGCAAAAGAAGTTATGGTTGCTTTAAGAAAACCAATAACTAATGATGCAACAAAATTGTATGGAGATACTGCATTAAAACTTTTAATACCTAGAATTGACAAACTAGCAGAAAAATTACTTAAAAAGAAAAACGCAGAAGGTTCAAGTTTATTTACACCAGCAGAAGCTAGAGGTTTAGCTGCTAGACATCAAGCAGAAGTTATAAGTGGTCAAAGAAACCCAGAAAGATGGTGGGTTAGAAATGAAAATGCTAGAACTAATCCACAAAAAGATAGAAAATGGGGTGCATATGAAGAGTTTGATGTAGGTCAAAAGAATATATCAAAACCAGATTATAAAGCACCACCTAAAAACCCAGAAGATTTTAATGTTATCTTGCCAGAGATTGACATTATGAGTAAAGCAGGTAAGCCTTCTGGAAGTAAGATAGCTAAAGCAGCAGCTATTGGTGCAGTTGCTTCAGCATTATATGTTGATGAAGATAAAACTATGGCTGCTTTTATGGGAGCATTAACATTTGGTCTAGCTAGAGGTACTATATTTAAAGGTATTAATGTACAGAAAGCTAAGATGAAACAAGTGGGTCATAAAATAGCTGACCAAGGCAAGTTGCTTGAAGAGGGTATGCAAAAAGATGCCACTATGGTTGGTAAATTAATCCAAAGAATTATTAAAGAACCAGCACAACAAAAAGAATTTTTATCAAATGTAGAAAATTTTTCTAAAGTATACAAAAAGAAATTAGAAGGTAAATATAAAACACATAAAGAATATATTGCAGCAAAACATGGTGTTGAATACTTAGAATCTGTAACAGCTTACCACAACTCAATGGAAAAGTTTTGGAGAATGGCTAATGAGGCTGGAGTTCTTAGAGATGAATCACATATTGTAGATTATGTAACACATATTTTTGGAAAAGAAATAACTACTAAAGAAAGAATACAATTAAATGCAGCTTTTAATGAATTAGGTGCAGCAAAGAAATTTAACTTTGCTAATCAAAGAAAAATCTTTGAAACTATAGAGCAAATTGGTAAAGATAGAAACATTGTATTTGACCCTGTTAAAATTATTGCTGGTTATACACAGTCATTACAAAAAATTCTAGCTGGTAAAGAAATTGTTAAACATATGGATGGTACTGGGTACAGAATTGGTAATGATGTTATTGGTATATCAGTAGAT